AGAAGGCCAACGGCATAGCGATCATCGATGAACTTGAGGCCGGGACGGTCATAGACGGGCAGCATGTCGCGGTTCGTGGTATCGTGCGGGTCAACCCGAAGGACGATAAGACGACTAGGTTGATAGCCCATTCCGATGTGTTCGAGGCTGGTTTAGTTTTCGTTCCGCTTGACGCGCCATGGGTCGAGGGTTGGAAAGCCGAATTGTGCGCGCACCCGAGAGGGGCGCATGACGATAGAGTGGACGTGACGACGCAAGCGCTTGACCGACTCCGGGCTCGACACACTAGATACGCGCAAACGCTAAAGAGGATCCAAAAATGACTAGCCGGCTTGATGGTTTCGTAAACACTATCACGCAACTAGGTAGCGTCTTCACTGACAAGGCTCGTGCGAATCGGGTGCAAGCAGCGGACCCTTTGAGCGATGAGGATCTAGAGAATCTCTATCATGATGATTGGTTGTCTCGCCGCATTGTCGAGGCATATCCAGCAATCGCGTTGCGTTCGCTATCTGTCCCGAAAAGCGCGTTAGCTTCGTATCGCGAGATCAATAACAACGAGGAAAACCCAGCCGGCGAATTGCTCAAAGGGTTGTCGCTTGGTAGGCTGTTTGGCGGTGCCGTCATCCTGCTAGGCTGCAAGTCGCGAGCTCCGTTGGAAGCGCCGTTGCCAGAAAACGCCAGGTTGGAATGGCTGGACGTTGTACCAAAGCACCAGCTTAAGGCGGTCGAGATCGACCAGGATCCGGCAAGCGCCAGTTTCAAGCGGGGCCTGGTGTTCGAGATCACAGGAATGCATCGGCGGAGCGGCACGGTGTTCCACCGATCCCGAGCTGTCTTCTGCGAAGGTTTGACCGTAGCCGGTGAGCGCAACGCCCGTCGTTCCGTTGCCGGGCGCAATGAAGGTTTCCCGACTTGGATCTCGGTTTTGCAACCCGTATGGGATGCGATCGCGCAATACGATTTGGCTTGGGTTTCGGTCGGGCATTTGCTGCAAGAGTCCAGCGTCGGTGTGTTCGGGCTTGCTGGCTTGATTGACATGCTCGCGACTGAGAACCAGAACGTAATCGAGAAACGTTTGGCGATCCTTTCGCAAAGCCGTTCGGTTGCCAAGGTCATTGCGATCGATCCGGAACATAGCGAGTCTTACAAGCGAGAGAACGCTTCCTTTGCCGACCTACCGCTCTTGATGGCTCAGATCTCCCAGCGGCTTGCAGGCGCCGCGGATATGCCAGCGACCGTCCTCTTCGGAATGTCTCCGGCTGGACTGAACGCGACCGGCGTAAGTGATCTTGAGATCTTCTACGGCAAAGCTGACACGTATCGGATTCAGAGTGTGATCCCCAAGCTGAATCGGATCCTTTCATTGATCAAACCTGGCGCCGAATGCGAGTCGTTGCCGCTGTCAGTACCGACCGCGAAAGAACATGAAGAGATCCGCAACGCGCGCGCGAATGCTGACCGAACGTGGTTCGATTTGGGGGTCATTGACGAGGCGGAGATCCGGCGCTCACGTGCGCGGGACGGGAGCCTTGACTTGGACGTTGATCCGGATTCCCCTCCGCCAATCACGCCGCCGCAACCCACGTTCGATCCTAACGCGCCGCTGGATCTCTAATGGCCGCGAAGCGCCGGCAATATAAGCCGCCGCCACAAGAGGCTAGGCGCCGAGCGATGCAGGGGCCCGCCCGCTTGCTGCTCGAAAGGCAGGCGGAAGCAATTCGCTTGTTGCAGGCCAGTGTCGCGAAAGAGACAATCGCGTTGCTTCGATCGCGCAATGACGGGATTGTTAGCGACGAGATAGGCGATATCTTTGCTTGCATCTTTCGGACTAGCCAAGCGGAACCGCTAATGCGAGCGGTGTTCGGAGGGCTTGTCCGCCAGGTTGACGCAGAGCAGTCTCGGATCATCGGCGTTAACGCGAGGGAATTCACGCAAGACCTGGACCGGTATCGGTACGCTTTCGTAGGTCTGATCAAGCGCGCAACGGTTCAGCAAGCGGCGAAGCTGGATCGGATCCTTGAACGAAATCAGGGCTTGCACGTAAGTGATCTGGTCCGGTTGATCCAAGAGCAAACCGACGTTGACCAATCCCGAGCATTGTTGTGGGCAAGGGATCAAACGACCAAGCTCTATTCTGCCGTTACAGAGGAGCGGCATACATCGCTAGGTATCGAGGAATACGTTTGGACAACGGCGAACGACGAGATCGTGAGAGGCGATCCCAACGGCAAATGGCCGCTACGCAACGGCAAAGGCGGAGATCACTATTCGCTGAACGGTCGCACGTTTCGGTATGATGATCCTCCGGTTGTAGACCATACCGGACGAACCGCGAATCCCGGACGGGATTACGTGTGCCGTTGTATCGCCTATCCTGTTACGGCCGCCGCCGCGTCGCTTTCTAGCTGACAAGGTGTTCGCGATTTGCTAGTGTCCGTTCGTGCGCGTTACACGCTATGATTCCGGAATTCTACGTAGCGCCGAACCGGCGCCGGGCGGTGGCATTCGGATCCCCGCGGCTTTGGCGCGCGTAGGGATCCAGGTCTATAAGGATGCGAGCGGTAGGGAAATTCGGGAATACCGGCCGCCCTCGGAGGTCTTCTCTGTCGATTCACTCGGCTCGCTTCGCGGTGCGCCGGTTACGGTCGGGCATCGCGGCCGCGTTACGCCGAGCAATTGGAACAAGCTCGCGGTCGGTTTCGTCGCTAGCGATGCGTCCGATAGCGGCGATGGTTGGGTTACTGCCGGTTTGCAACTGACCACCGACAGCGCCATTAATGCCGTTGCGGCTAAAGATCTAGCGGAGGTTTCTGCCGGGTATGATACCGAGATCCTAGAGCAACCCGGACGCACAGATAACGGTGATGAATACGATCGGGTTCAGACGCAGATCCGTTTCAATCATATTGCGCTTGGTCCGGTCGGTTTCGCCCGCGCGGGACGGCAAGCGCGGTTGCGACTAGACGGTTGCGAGGAAATGAACCAAGAGGAAAGTGGACCAATGATCTTCCGAATCGACGGCAAGGAACATGATATCTCGAGTGAGACGGGCGTTGCCGCGGCAACCGCAGCCGTTGCCTCGCTCGTCAAGGCGCGGGACGAGGCTAGCGCTCGTGCGGACGCGGCGACGTCGCGAGCTGACGCGGCGGAAGCGCGAGCTGACGCGGCGGAAGCGAAGGCAAAGGCGGGAGCGCTGGCGGCTGAGACCAACGCGATTGCTGCGCGCGTTGCGGCGCGATGCCCGGAACTCAAGACAGACGGACTTTCTGCTCGCGAGATTCGTCTCGCGACAGTTGAAGCGCTCCGCGGAATCAAGATCCCATCAGAGAAATCAGACGGCTACATTGAAGCGTTCTGCGATGCAGTCTTGGCCGAGACTCCGAAGGATGCGCCCGCGGAGCAATACCAGTCCCGCACCGACAGCGCGCCAACTGACGCATACGCCGAGCATCTTAAGCGATCGGCGAGCTACCATAAGTAAGGAGATCCAGTCATGCTCGGAATGACCTTCAATGAAACGATCGCTCCTCTTCGAGCGGGGCAGACTCACGGGGACTGTCGGATCGAATCGGCGATCGCTGAATTCGCCGCAACAGTCGGTAGCGCTGTTGCGCAAGGCGCGGCGGATAACGGCATTGCCGCGATCGCGGTCGCGGCTGACGTCACGGAATCTCTTGCCGGTATTGTAGTCCGTGACGTGACGGACTTTACAACTGGCGACGCTTACGCGATCGGCGACGTGCTCAAAAAGATCCGCAAGGGGCTCGTCGCGGTCGCGGTCGAAGATGCGGGTTGTGTCGCTGGCCAGACCGCGTTCATCCGGATCACTGCGGATGCTGGTGGCCCGGGCGGCGCGGCTCGCCCGGTCGGGGGTTTCCGCTCCGACGCTGACGGGGGCGAGGCGACCGAATGTTTGCGCACCCGATTTCGAACTTCGTCCACAGCCATTGGCGACATTGTACTTGTGGAGATCGATCTCCCGTAACCCGGATCATGAGATAGGGAATAGCTATGACCATTGTGCTGACTCAACGCGACCGGGATTACCTGCAAGGGGCGCGGTTCCAGCGGCATCGTCCGGCGAAGTTTCGGCGCCTGCTCCGGATCGATCGGAATGTGCCGGATTGGGCGGAGCGAATCGAGCTCCGAACGATCGATCTGTTCGCCTCGCTCAAGCCTATCAACGGCCTTGATGACACGCTCCCGAAGCCTTCGGTTGGAATGTCACAAGCGTTTGTGCGGATCTATGAATTCGCTTGCGCTTATGACTTGACGGACCGCGAGATCCAGAATTCGCGGGCGCTTAAGACGGACCTTTCCACGGTTCGTCCGATCGCGAATCAGACCGCGGCCGAACAGCTTCTTGAGCGGATCGCCTCGACTGGCGACGCGACGCTAGGGCTCCGCGGAATCGCAGGCATGGCCAGCGCGCCGACGCCGGCAACCGGGCCATACACGGTCGCGACGGACCCGGATGTGATCCTTGGCGAACTTCACGCCTTGCTATTCGCCGTCACGAATCAGAGTCTTGAGAATTTCAAGGCCGATACTCTGCTCCTCCCGCTGGCGACGTATCAGCTTCTCTCGACCATGCGCTTGTCGGACGGGACCGATGAGACCGTGTTGACGTCGCTAGCCAAGCAGGCGCCCGGTGTCGAGGTCGAAGGCTGGTCTCGGCTGACCGCGGCCGGTGCCGGTGGCGCGACCCGAGCTATCGCGTTCGATAGCAAGGCTCCAGAAGGGCCGCGCATGGTGATTCCGGAGGAACTTGTTGATCACGAGCCCGTCCGCAAGTCGCTAGGCTGGGAGATCGCGCAAACACTCCGGACGGCGGGTGTCGTCTCTGATGCGGATGAAGCGGTCGCCTATCTCGACGGGGTGTAATGTCCCTGGATGACTTCCTGGCACGGTGGCCCGAATTCGGATCTTTGGACCCGACGTTCGCGGCCGCCGTACTCGCGGAAGCTGAAGCGCAGACGTCCAACACATGGGGCGCAAGATCCGATGAAATCGTCGCGTTGACAGCTGCATCGCGCTTGGCGGATTCACCGCAAGGTCGCCAAGCGCGCTTGTCCGATCCGAAGCGGAACATCTATCAAGAGCGCTTGAATCAATTGCGTAAGGCTCACGCTTGCGCGTTGAATCGGATCGGGTGATGGCCGTAACCGATCGCAAAAAGCCGGAATATGATAGGCTTGTTCGCGCGTTGCGAACGAATATCGAGACCGAGATCACGGTCGGCGTACATGCTGACGCGGGAGCTGACGACAACGGCGTTACGTTGCTCGATCTTGCAAACTGGCATCAATTCGGGGAAGGAAACAACCCGCCTCGCCCGTGGTTAACGGATTGGTTCGACTCGAAAGAGCCGCGGGTTTTGCGAGCGATAGGCACGGAAATCGGAGTCTCTATCAAGCGTGGCGAGGATCTGAATCTAGCGATTCGCCGGACCGCGGTTGCTGTTCAGGCGGACATTCAACGGTTCATTTCAGACGAGGCATCCTTCGAGCCGAACGCAGCAGTGACGCTCCTCCGCAAGGACCCTCAGACCAAGCCTCTCATTCACCGCGGCATCTTCCGAGCTGGTATTCTAGCTAAGGTCGCTGGCAATGCTGTTTAGTGACGCAATCCGTGAAATCAAGGCCGCTATCCAAGCGGCTACGCCAACGGAGCTTGCGACTTTCGTTGTCCAGGATTCTGACGCGGCCTATTACACGCTGCCGGATCCTATTGGGTGCGCGGTCGAATTCAGCGTTGCCACGGTTGACGACGAGTCTGAATCTCCGCTAGTCGAAACGATAATCGCTACTGTCCAGCAAGGCGTTCCACCAGCTCCCGTCGAGATCCAAACGGTAACAGTGTCGCGTC